AATCCTCATTGTCAATATCATCATATCATTTTACGGCAAAAGCTGTCAAGCTTTAGTTGACATAATCCACAGAAATTATTAGGAAACTTGTTCGGAACATTTGTTCTAATCTGGGGTGGCTAGCATGTATGTCCGCCTGGTTGTGGCTCCTATGCTATATACTCTCAGCAGTATAGTTCGCATGGTGATTGTTCTTATGCTGGTTATTCTCATAACAATAAAGTAGCACATACATCCTGCTAGAACATATGTGCTACTTCCTATTTAGGACTTGCGGAACACAACTTCGTTGCACTTTGGACATGGCTTGGCTATATCATACGATTTGAACTCAACCCATGCACCGCACGAAGGACACCGCTTTCTAAATGTACGTCTCATTGTTGCACCTCCCTGCGTATACTATATCACATCTCCGAAACATTTGTCAATAGAGCAGATGTTCTACTTATCTTCGGCGTGTGAGTTGTTCATACCCGACTGGGTCTCATGAGAACAAAGGCACGGCATACGGTCAGTCAAGTTTGGCGACGGCGTTATTATTCTTTCTCCAGACGCAGATTTCAGTTTTGCGAAATTGCTACTTAGCAGTCGGCCTGTGCTTCCAGCACCATGCAGCAAAGCCTATTCTGAACCATTGATAAGACCATATAGCGAATCCAGCTAGGATGTTGAGAGGCATATAGGCTAGTAGTATCCTATTACTATTCTCATCACGATAAGCTACACCATAGCCTTTAGGATATTGAATAGACTCTCTTTCTGCATAGGAGCTCCAAAAGAACAATGGCTTTTTAGGAGCTATAAATTCTATTCTAATCTTACCACTAATAGGGTCATCTACCGCTTTGATAGGGTTATGAATAGTTACTTCAATCATCGTTTATCTCCGCTTCCGCCAATCTTGTCTCGCTCAGAACGAGATGATAACTTATCAATATTACGCTCGGCTATACTGCTCAAGTCTAATTCTAGCTCTGATGCTATTGCTGCTACATACCAGAGAACATCGCCTAGCTCATCCATCAACTTAGCTGTATCACTTGGGTAGATATACCCATCCTGGTCTCGATATATCTTCTTTACCTTGTTGGCTACCTCACCAGCTTCACCTGCTAGTCCTAATGTAGGATAGTATAGATTACTGCCTCTATCAGGATATTTTGCTGTTCTGCTAGCCTTTGCCTGATAACTGTCAAAGTCATTTCGTCTCCACTTAATTATCTTTCCTGTCATACTCTTTATCCTCCATTATCTTAGTTACCAGCTCAAGCATCTCACCATCATCAGTTACTTCCTGCCTAGCATGCCATATTTCCTGCAACTTAGCTATCATGACCTTAGCAGCCTGATGCTCGTCAAGATACACACAGTATCCAGCCTGAGCACCGTATCTGGTAACTGCCTCTCCAAGTTTAGCGGCTTCATTTATAAGTGATGGTAGCCATACATACTTGTGGCAGTACTTACACTTGAACAGACTACCGCCATCAAGGTTATGCTTGCCTACTAGGTAGTGAGGATGCCCATCTGGACAGAAGCTTCCTATCCATACTATTCCCAACTCTTTGGCACTCCTCCTAGCGGCGCTATTCTTTCTTTTAAGTCTTCTATTTGACTTCCTATCTTTATCATTTCGTTTGTGTCTTTTTGACTTTGCTCGCTTAGAGGTATTTCCATGAGATATTTTAGCTTTTGTACTAATCTGGCTTTCTGCCTCAATATCTTCAGCCGCTCCGCTTTTTCTGCCTTTGTTAGGTTTAGTTGTTTCCTTCCTCTTGTTTCTGCTACTGGATGTGATGATAGGTAGGCTAGACCCTCCCTCTCCCAGCAGTTGTGCTCTCCTGGAGGTGTTCCTTCCTTCTGAGCATGCCATCGGAAGTGTACTACCCATCTTCTGGTTTCGTCTCCTTTTCTTGATATTCTCCATGATTTACCTACTACCATCACCTCGCCTAACTTAATAGGCTCCTTGCAGTAATGACAATGCGGGACAGTCTTCCTACAAACTGCTAGCCAAATATCCATTTATCCACACTTACTATATCCGCATCCAGGGCACATCACACAGCCTTCCTGGTAGTGCAATATACCTCCGCAGTCAGGACAAGTGTTATTAGTTAGTGTCTGAGCCTGCTCGCCACCTTTCGACTTATGGAAGTACTTGTTATGGACAGCAAGCTCCTGTGCAGTTAGATTGTCTCTGCCACACCTATCGCATTTCATTATGGTAAATTATAACATACCCAGTATCTATTGTCAACCTGTCTTATTCACTTTGTCGTAAAAATAATCGTATGTAACCATTATCCTTGACATAATAAGTTATTGATGTTATACTGTTGCTATGAGTAATGACCGAGCATACATGCTCGGCTTGAAGATGAGCTGGCTTGATGAGCAGCGTCAGGATGAGAGCTTTAGTGCTATTGAACTTAAGGTTCCTGAAATCAGGAAGGAGCTTAGCAAGGAGTATATTGAACTAGACTTCTTCCGCAATTTCAGAATGGTGCTGGAGAAGGACTACAGGATACTTGACAAGTCTATCCGTGAGGAAGTCCTATCCAAACAGGAACATGATTATCTTCTCAAACTCCGCTCAGCATACTCTCCACAACAGCTACAGATAATCGAACAAGTAATGAAAGGAGTTGGCGGTAACGACTTTAACCTTGCTCAGTGGGTTGCTCAGAACCAAGAGAAGATTATCGAGTTTAGCAGGACTGATAAGCTAGTAGTTCGGAAGGAATCACAGGATAATGAGATACAGGGCTAGGACAGTATCAGTTAAATCTCGCCAAGCGTCTAAGCGGAATATCATCAGAGCACAGCGCTCTCGGATTGGAAGGAAGGAGCCCAGGAGTGTAGGTAGAGAGACAAGAAAGCGTCAGCGAATGAGTAAACCTGCTATTGCTAGCAGAATGCCAGTAATGCAGAGAAGGAGATTTAGATGACAGAGTTCCCTTTTGAGGCTATATGTAGTCTAGGAATAGGAGGAGTGTTTGGATTAGTAGTATTTCTGATGTATCGGAAGGATAGGGCATCTAGTGAGGAGCATATTCGGCAGGATAGAATGTTCATGGAAGATAGGTTGAATAAGATAATTGACCGAGACCAGAGTTCTCGTGAGGCTAATACTAAGGCTCTTGAGGGGCTTGTTACTATTCTCGAACGACTGAATGGGAGGATTAGATGAAAGCAAAGAGACCATGTCCTGGAAGTAAAATAAGAAGTGGAGGAAGAGGAAGAGGACTAGGTATAGGAAAAGGTAAAGGACCTATAGGCAGACATAGGAGGTAACATGGCTAGAAGAGCACGGAGAGCAAGTAGAGCTAGGTCTACTGGTAGAAGGTGGATTCAGAAGGCTATCAAGCGTCCTGGTGCATTGACCAGGAAAGCTAAGGCTGCTGGTATGTCCACTATGGCTTATGCTCGCAAGCATAGGCGTTCTCCTGGTAGGCTTGGCAGGCAAGCAAGATTAGCTCTTACACTAAGAAAGTTTCATAAGTAATATTATGGCAATATCTGTTTCTCATAACGAAGCTCTAGAAGCTTTGTTCTCTAACAGACGTCTCATGATGGAGTCGTTGTTGCAGATAGAGAACAAAGACCGTCAGCTTGTGCCGTTTCTCCTAAATCCTATCCAGGCAGATATGCTGGAAACTTCAGGACCAAGAGATATCTATGTCAAGCCTGCACAGATTGGTGCAACGTCTCTACACCTTGCAGACTTCTACCTTGACAATATATCCATCAATGGGACTGTTTCAGTTATTATCAGCTATGATGAGACTAGTGCTAAGCGACTAATCATCAAGGCTAAGCGATTTCACCAGTTCCTATCGAAGAAGATTCCGACGGTAGCTAAGCTGGAGCACAAGTCAGCAGTAGAACTAACCTGGGAGGATAAGGATACTAATTTCTACTCTATCATGTATATCTTCACATCGAGGAGTTATACACTCGGTAGGGGTGAGTCTATACATAATCTACTGATGGATGAGTTTGCTTTCTGGGAGAGAGGCACTCATGAGTCAGTATTTGCATCTGCTGTTCAGCGTGTGCCTTTGAAGCTTGGTACTAAGATTAGAGTTCAGTCCACAGCTAACGGTGAAGACAATCCCCACTGTGATATGTATAGGGCAGCTAAGGAAGGAACAGCAGTAAATAAATCAGTTTACAAGCCTCACTTCTATCCCTGGTATATTCATCCTGAGTATGTCATGTATGCTGATGACCCATTCTGCCTTGACGGAGATGACATAGACCCTCTACCAAACCTGAAATCCGATGAGGTAACATTGATGGAAAGATTTATTAGTCTTGGATTCTCTGAGTTTGAGTCTATGGCTAAGCTAAGATGGCGGAGATACAAGAAAGCTGAAATGGCTAGCCTGCGGAGAAGCGGTGATACAGTAATGCTCTTTGAGCAGGAATTTCCTGAGGATGATGAGACATGTTTTCTAGTAGCAGGAGACCAAGCCTACAGCTCTGATATTGTAGTAGATAAGATAAAGCAGTGCATACCTCCTCGGATACAGAAGAATATTACAGCTACTGATAGCAGAACTAAAGGTATGGTATCAGCTACACTTGATATCTGGCGTGATGTTGAGGATGGACTTAGCTACATAGTCTCTATTGACCCTGGCAAAGGAAAGACATCAGAGTCAGTAGGTCATGTCTGGCACTTTGAGGATGGATATACAGATAAGGACGGTAAGGAGATACCTCCAGTTATGCAGCATTGTGCGACTCTGGCAGGCTTCTATGACGAATGGGAGATGGCATTGCTGATGAAGGAAGTAGCACATATGTTCAATGGAGCAGTTATAGCACCTGAAGACAATCTGGACATCGTTAGCCATTTGAGAGACTACCCTGACCTCTATTGGCGAGAGGATGTAAGGACAGGCAGACTTGTCAGAGCTATCGGTTGGCAAACAAACTTATCAACTAAGCCATATATGATTACTGAAGTTAGCAGGCATCTTGAGCACATTGACTGTCAAGATTTACGATTCTGGAGCCAGTGCAAGAATATCCGTAGAAACTCTATGATTAAGAGTGGAGTTCTTGTAGTAGGTGCAGATGACCATCATGATGCTGGTGCAATAGCAATAGTATGTCGGGATGCTCAGTCAATCCAGCGAGGCTATGTTGGTAGTACTTCCGATGAAGGCTATGGAGGATGGACTGAAGACTGGTAACAGGAGGAAATAATATGAGTAGATTATCAAGGTTTTTTGGCGGTATCAACATCAAGGAGTTTATGAGTACTAGTAGCGAGTTACATGCTTTTGTAGAAGGATTAGGAGACGGTTACTGTCCTTGGGAATCCAGATATGGGATGTCTGACGAGCTTAGTGATAACATAATGAAAGAGCATCACTACTATAGCTTTGGAACTGTTGTTGGGTTTGCAGGGTTAATATTCTCCATAGCTGGAGCTGTAAGAATAGTATTTGAGGCTATATGGTAGCGAGCAAGGAGATTTGCTATGGACAATGACTTGAAAAATAGTGTAGTTACTAGATGTAATAGCCTGAAAACATTCTGGGAGCCCAGAAACAATGCTATGAGGCGGTGGTATAGGCTTATTGAGATGGTGGATGAACTGAAGACTGAGAAGATGGAATCCTTCGTAGGCAATGACCCACGAGCCTTATACAACCTTGTGCTTCATCTCCTTGATGCTGATATACCTCATAGAATCAAGGACTATGATATAACAGACCTTGAGATAGTTAATGCAGTAGCTGAGGTTGGCAGATATTTTAAGATACATTGGAAGGATGCTCAGGATACTTTCCGCAGGAGCAATCCCAGACAAAGTCTAAACAGAACATTTATAGGTTTTATGATTGCGACTGGTTGGTATGCTGTTATCAGCATGATGTCTGACGACGGTAAGCGGACTTACAAGGAACCTTGGAATCCTATAGATGTTTATCCTATGTGGGATACTGTACTTGGGCTATCAGAGGTAGCTCACGTCTATAGCATAAGTCCTCTATCTGCAGTTAACATGGCTAAGGCGAATAACTGGGCTCTCAGCTCTCCGTATGACCAGTGGATAAGAGCTCAGGGAACTAGTAATGTAACCGTCTATGACTACTGGTGGACTGAGGTGTCCGATACCTACCCGTTCAATCTGACAGTATGGAACGCTGTAGTCATAGGTGATACGCTTGTAAAGCATGAGCAGACTAGATTCAAGAGAATACCGATTTATGTAGGTCCAGTTGGAGGGCTTCCTGATATGGGCAGTCTGACAGGGAGTACTTACGCATCTGAACCGTACTCAACTACACTGAGAGTTCAGGCTCAGAAGGAACTTTCTGGTGCAACAGCTGACAGATGGAAAGCTGAACTTGGGCAGTCAATTCTCGCCACCAATGAGAATATCTACCGAACTTGGAATAAGTGGTGGAGTTTCAGTTTACAGCTACTGAGAGACACTGCCCAGCCAAGAGTGTTTGAGCGGAGTAGGACTGGCAAAGCAATAGTCAAGCCTGAGGATGTCTTCCGCCGAGGAGCAATCTTTCGAGGAGGTCCAGATGATTCTGTTGATTTCCTGGGCACTCCACCTATACCATTAGAGCTCAGAAGCACCCAGCTTGACCTGGAGGCTATGATGCAGAGAGGTGGAGTTAGCTGGGCTATGCACGGGTCTGTTGCTGGACAGATGAGTGCGTATGTGATGAGTCAAATAGCAGCTTCTGCTAATCAGGTTATGAAGCCATTCCACCAGGCAATCATTGATGCCTTATCAGACATGGACAATGATGACTTGCAGGATATTAAGGAGAGAGGATTAAGACCATATGGATGGAAGTACCCTGATAAGCTGCCAGAGAATGCTAAGGTATCAGCAGAGTACGACATTGAGATACCAGGCGATTTGATTCAGAGAGCTACCACAGCGAGAATGCTCGACCCTGAGTTTACGCTTAGCTATAGTTATGTAATGAGGAAGTTGTTTCCAGATATTGAAGATGCTACACGTGAGAGAGCACAAGTGCTGGCAGACAAAGCAATGCTGCATCCTAGCAACTCAATCATAGCACTGATTAGGCATTATGAGGAGCAAGCTGCATTTCTGTCAAAACATGGAGATGCCAGGGGAGCGCATCTGTATGAGCTTATGGCTAATATGGCTATGCAGCAACTGATGCCACCTCGGGAGGAACAGCCTGCTGGTAGAGTGCCTGGGATGGGCAGACCAGAAGCTATGCCACAACTTCCAACTGGGCAAAGGATAAGGGAATCTGAGACGAGGTAAATATGGCAGAACTAAGAAACAATGAAGAAGCGCCTGAACTTCCTGCTCCTGTAGAATCTCCAGAGTATTATACTGGATTCGGTACTGAGTTTGAGCAGATAGGGGTTGAGCTTCAGGACGCTTATAAGCGAGCACAGACTGCTAAAAGTAAGTTATCTCAGCC